GAAAAGGTTCTGTAACATTTGCTGATGGGACACATACTGATTTTACAACCTTGCTTTTTGAGAGTTCTACTATGGGGCTTTTAAGTGGTGGTGAAATTACTGAAATTAGTGGATTTACTATAAATACAGCCACAGGGTATGGTTATCTTGAAAGTCCTACAACTCCAGGTGTTATAAAAAGAATTGATTGGGATGATTCTCAAATAACGTTATCATCTGGGTCTACAGATTATATATTTATAAATGAAAATGGTATATTGTCATCATCTGGCGGTGTTCCAAATACTGAAAATAATATATTATTAGGTCGAGTTGTTACTGATGAATTAGGAATAGAGTTTATAGAGGAGTCTCCTTTATTAGCTGAACATACAAGTAATAAATTGTCTGTTTTTAATAGAACAGCGCTTGGTTCTGTTTATGCCACAGGATCAATTGTTACAGAAAATGAATTGAATCCATTTGAGATAGATGTAACAAGTGGTACGTATTTCTTTTCTGAAAATAAATTTTTACCTACTGGAGGAACTTCAATACAATTTACTCAATATTATAAAAACGGCATAAGTAGTTGGGCGACATCGGCTGCAACAATTGTAACAAATTCAGTATATGATAATAATGGTTCATTAACTGGATTAACATCTTCTGCTTATACCAAACACACTCTTTATGTGCTTGGAGATGGTGATTCGGAGAAATACTTCTTGGTAATAGGTCAAAATGAATATATGACTCTAGTAGAGGCAGAAGATGCAGGACTTCCTACTCCACCAACATATTTTTCAGATGCTGTAACTCCTATCGCTAGTATATATGTTCAAGAAAGTGCTACGGCAATTACACAAATACAAGATGTTAGACCTGTAATTGGATTTAGAGCGGCAGGCGTTAATGCATCTTCAGTGCATGGTAACTTACTAGGATTAGATGCTGATGATCACACACAATACTTATTGGTTAGTGGCGCTAGGGCTATGACTGGAAATCTTAATCTAGATGGAAATAACATTATAAGTGCTGGTACAATAAATAATGTGACGATTCAATCTCACGCAACTAGACATCAATATAATGGCGCTGATGAAGTTGGAACTTTAACTCCAACGCCTTTTGCAATACCTTATGCGGATTCTAATTCTAAATTAGATTCTTGGATTAGCTCAGCGTCTACAACAACTTTGGGTTTAACAAAATTAAGCGCAGCGCCTACAATAGCATCAAATCCAATTGCAGTAGGAACGAACGATTTGGGATATTTAAATTCTATAACAGGAATTACATATTCTGCAAATACGTTAACAGCTACAAGGGTAAGTGGTGGAACGGTTACAGCTACTATTGGTCTTAAAATTAAGTCAAATAGTGTTGCAGGCTCAAGTTTTGCAGGAAATCCAAAGGTGTATGATGTTGTATTTACAACCGCATATGCAGATACAAATTATTCTATACAAATTACGGGAGGCGTTAATAGAACATTTACATATGAAAATAAGACAACTACAGGGTTTAGAATAAATTCAAATGCAAACTTGGCATTTACAGAAAATGTTGATTGGACAACAACGGCATATGGAGAATCTTAAAAATAATAAAAATGGGAACATTTTATAGTGAAAATATAGTATCAGAAGGTTTAATGAGCGCTAACACACTTAGTGTAGAAAATGATGTTTCATTTAATCAATTAGTCGTTGTCAGCGGAATTACAGGTACATCAATAGCGATGGAAAACACTATTTTTGTTGAAAGCAAAAATGATTTCCCTTCTTCTGTTGGTGGCGTTATTACTCTAGGGAATAATAAAACATATTTTATTAACACCACTGTTGATTTATTAGGCGATAGATTAGTTGCAGGGCAAAACACGACAATACTTGGTGGTTCATCTGAAAATTGTAGACTAAAAAGTACTGGATTATCTGGTACAGCTTTATTATCTTCAGCCTGGTCAATACCTATGAGAGGTTTGACAATCGAAGCTGATACGGCATTAAATTTAGATGCTGGAGGAAATGCTAATCAGGCAATTGATTGGTTTGGAGTCAACTTTACAAATTGTAATACTATTGGGCTAATTAAAGATTATACAAATGTGATATGGACAGATTGTGCAATACTTGAAGGTGCTGATGTAACATTTAGTGGTACTATAGGAACGGTAGGGTTTGTTACGTGTCTATTTAATGGTGTGGCCAATAAAACAATATTTAATATACCTAATGGGTGCTCAATTACTAGAAGATTTAGACCTATTTACTCATCTTTTATAACATTAGCAGGCGAAACGGGCATAACAGTTAATCCAACATCGATAGTTAATAATGATGGGTTTATATTAGACACTGTAAACTTTGCAGGTGGCGGAACATATGTTTCAGGCTTAGACGCTACTAGTGCTAAATCTTTATTTATCAATAATGTTGGCATACTTAATAGTTCCAATTTGGGCCACTATTATATGATTAATAATACCACTGATACAATAGTTGGTGTGCCTAATGTTAACGTATGGCTTAAAGCTGCGGGAACAACAACAGCAGGCGAAAATAGTTCACCAAGATGGACAACAGGAGTTACTAATAGATTAACTTATACAGGAAATGTTAGATCAGATTTTGTTATAACATCAACAGCCACAGTTAGAGCTGGGGCAAACAACCAGGTAATATCAATTGGTATAGCAAAAAACGGAACAATAGTGGTTGATTCTGAAACAACAATCAGAACTGCGGTTTCAAACCAGGAATATCCAGGTTCATCACAAACAGTATTAGAAATGGCTACAGGTGATTATATTGAATTTTTTGTGAGAAATACAACTAGTACTGACGTAAGAGTTGCGGATTTAAGTGTTATAATAAATAAAATACCAGCATAATATGAAATTACAAGCGTATATTTTAAATGGAAAGATAATAAATGTTGAGGTTTTTAATTGGACTTTAGATCAATTAAACGGAAATCAACCATGGATTATAAATGAAACACTACAAAGTGATTATTCTGATATTACAAATATTACAAACTGGAATTCAATAGGTTTTAATTTAAAGGACTATAATTATGTTAGGAATGAAATTAATATATTATTAAATCAAATTGGGTTTAATAATTTAACATTAAATGAAAAAATAATAGTTTCAAAGTATTTTTTAGTTGGAAAATCTGATAGAGATACTGTTTTGTCTGAAGAAGAACAGATTAATTCTTGGAATGTTTTAGTTGAGAACTCACAAGATTGTAGATTTAAAAGATGGGAAACGGCAAAAAAATATATTTCTTATAAATTATTACCTGTTGATTCATCCGATTTGGCAAAATCAACATCTGAACTTTGTGCTGATTATATTAATTACAATATAATAACAAAAACTAAAGACGGAATTTCTGGACTTTTTGACTACTTAAAGGGTGAAGGAGATTATGTAGGAAATGGTTATCCTTTGAAATCATATTGGACACAAGTTGATCAAGATAAAATAATGGACATTTTAGAAAACGGAAATTATTAATAAATAAAGATATTTATAATTATGAATGCAAATATAGGAGACATAATTTATGAACAGGTATTATCTTTAGATGTTGATAATAATCCAATTACTGGTGCAACATTTGATTCTGTTTTATATTTAGACAACACAACTTATTCTGGTGGCAGTATTTCTTACTCGCTAACAGATTCAACAAGAGGTATATTTACTTTTTCTTGGTCTGCAGATACTTATGGGTCTTACCAGTTATATACAAAAAATAATAGCACAAATGTTATATTTGTTTCTGAAACAATCGAAATTAAAGCTGGAACGGACACAAATATATACATAGGTCTTTAATAAGAAAATAAATAATTATAGGCTATTTATCAAAGAAAGCTTATAGTTAATGACGACACAAGAAATTTTACAAGAGCGTATAAAATGCGCCAAAAGCCCTGTATATTTCCTTAATAATTATGGTTATGTTTTTGATGCTATAGCAAAAAGCGTCAGGAAAATGAAATGCTTTGAATACCAAGAAAAATGTGTAGATGTATTTCATAAAAATCAAAACTCCATCATATTAAAATCAAGACAAACAGGTTTATCTGTTATTACGGCAGGATATGTTGCTTGGAGACTAATGTTTAGATATGATGAAAGAATTCTTATTGTTGCCAACGATGGAAATGGCGCAGAAAGATTCTTGGAGACGGTAAAACAATTTATACAAAACACACCAAACTGGCTTCAACCAGAAGCAATACTTCTAAACAACAGAAGAAAATTAGTTTTTTCAAATGGATCTTGGGTTCAGGCAAAAGCATCATCTCCTGATGCAGGTCGTGGAGACTCACTTACAATGCTAGTATTAGATGAAACCGCATTTATCAAAGATGCTGAAGCGATTTGGATGGCTGCTGGTATGGCGCTATCTGCAACAAAGGGTAAGTGTATAATGATATCTACGCCAAATGGTACAGGTAATTTATATCACAAGACTTGGGTAGGTTCAATGAATAAAAAGAATGACTTTGTTCCTCTTACTGTTCATTGGACACAAAATCCTCAATCTTCAGTTGGGCTAAATTTCATAAGAAATGCAAATGGAGAAGAGATTCCTTGGAGTCCTTGGTATGAGGAGCAGTGTAGAAGGATGAACTATGATAGTGTTAAGATTGCCCAAGAGCTTGATTTATCATTTGAAGGATCTAAATATCTAGTAATCGAACAGCAACTCATTGACAAATATGAAAAAATGGTTCGAGGTCAACATCCAAATTTTTATATAAAATATGATTTTTTCCTAAAAGGAACTCCTGAAGCAGGAAGTTTTATATTAGATGAAACATCTTTTCATGTCTGGAAAAGACCTGAAGAAGGCAAGCAATATATAGTTGGATGTGACGTAGCTCGTGGTGATGGAAAGGATTACTCAACAATACAAGTTTTAGATGTTGATACCTTAGAGCAAGTTGCAGAATATAGGGACAAAGTTGGAGTTGACTTATTTCCTTATTTAATTGATTGGGTTGGTAAAATTTATAATAATGCATATTTGGTTGTCGAATGTAACTCATTTGGCCTTCACGTTGCATTAACTTTAAGAGACCAATTACAATACAAGAGAATGTTCTTTTCTAAGAATGTTCAGGATATTCATGTTAGACCATATGACTACAAAGTAAACGAAGGAACTGAAATTCCAGGATTCCAAACTACAATGAAGACTAGACCGCTTATTGTAGCTTCCATTATACAGCACATGAGAGAAAACTCTTTGGTTCTTCATTCTCCAAGACTTACGTCAGAATTTGGAACTTTTGTAATGGTCAACAATAAGCCACAACATGAGCCTGGGTTTAATGATGACTTGATATTTGCATTAGGATTAGCTTTATATGTGAGAGATAATGAATACAACAATATTGTAGCTACAGATAGTCTTTATAGGTCTATGTTGGATGCAATAGTGTTCAATTCAAATAATATGATGGGGAAAATAGATTATAATAATACGCCAAGCAAAAAAGATATAAGCATGCCTGAAGGAGGAAGCGGATTGTTTCTAGGCTCATCATTTACTCAATCTGATGATGATGACTTAGATTGGCTATTAAAGTAAAAAATTGATTTTTATAACATAATTACTTATATTTAAAAAAATAGATAAAATGGCTGAAGATAAAAAACAGCAAAGTATATTTCAAGGGGTTGTAGATGCTATAAACGGAGGTAAAAAAAGAACTCCTACTGCGCCTGCTTCTGCACAATTTATCCCAAATAAGCCTAGCGACTTGGTTGGTGGCGGATATAATCAAGTCGAGGATATGCAACAGCAATTCTTGGATTGGCAGGTTAATAAAATTGCACACAATCTTTATACGAGATCAATATATTTTGATACAGATAGAATTAGTGCATATCAAGATTTTAGAGCGATGGATATGTCGCCTGAAATTGCAGCGGCGCTTAATATTATAAGAGACGAATGCTTAACTAGAAATGAAAGAGGAAATATACTTGATATCTATTCAGAAAATGCTAGAGTTAAAGAAATTTTAAAAGATTTATTTGGCAATAGAATTAATGTAGATTATAACCTAAAGCTTTGGATTCGTGACTTAATTAAATATGGTGATTACTTTGTTTATTTAGAGATTGATAAGAATGAAGGTATATATAATTTCCTTTCACTTCCAGTTGAAGAAATTCATAGAGAAGAAGCTTATGATGGAAATCCTGAAACTGTAAGATTCCGTTGGGAAACTATGGGAATGTATTTTGAAGATTGGCAAGTTGCTCACTTCAGAATGCTAGAAGACACAAAAAAACTGCCTTATGGTAGGTCTATTCTAGATCCTGCAAGAAAACTTTGGAAACAATTACAGCTTGCGGAAGATTCTATGCTTGTTTATCGTATTACAAGGGCTCCAGAAAGAAGGGTATTTTATATTGAAGTGGGTAATTTGGGAGACCAAGATGTTCAAACATATATCATGAAGGTTCAAAACCAAATCAAGAAACAACCTGTAGTTGATTCAAGAAATGGTCAATACAATCTAAAATATGATCCAATGAACATTACAGAAGATTATTTCATTCCTATTAGAGGTGATAAATCTTCTAAGATTGAAACTCTTCCAGGTGCTTCGAACATGGGAGATATTCAGGATATTGAATATTTGCAAAATAAATTATTTGCATCACTTCAAGTTCCTAAGGCATATTTAAATTATGCTGAAAATTTACCAGGAGGTTCAACATTATCTCAAGCAGATTTAAGATTTGCAAGAACAATCAATTCTATTCAAGAAGTCATTCTTTTAGAATTAAGAAGAATTGCGAACATTC